GCGCCAAGATTGATTTTTTTATTGTCAGGGATATTTAAATTACCGTTCGCATCCGCGATAAAAGCTTTGGAGGCGGGTTCTGAGACAAAGATATTCTTTGATCCCGCCCCCCAATTTACAGCATTTCCAGAATTAGTTGACGCTATGATCGTTGTTCGCGCTAGTGTCGGCCCCGTTGTTGAGTAGGTTCCGATACCAATCTCAAAATCGCTATCATCCGTGCAGACGTAATAGGTTGTGTTTCCATTCCCTATAGCCGCAAAGGTTTGAAAACCATTGACCGCCCCTGCAAGCGCATAATCACTTGTGCTGGTTGTGGTTGTGGTTTCCTTGACACGATCCGCAAATACTAAAGCCATAGCAGCCCCCTAATTGAAATTACTTATGCAGGGTCTGGGATACCTATGTCAAAAGTCGCAAGGGTAAATGTGTTGCCAGATGTTACCGCCTGAGAGGCCGTAAGAGCGCCCGTAGCAAGCAAACGACTATTGTTGGTATCTACAAGCGCATAATGCGTTGCCGTGCCTGTCGCGGTTACTGAGCCATCTGTGATGGAAGCTACCGCAACCTTGCGCCCGCCGCCGCTTCGATCCGCTGGTGCGCCGATTGAAAGGCTCGTTGAGTTTCCTAAAGCATAAGTAGAATTTGCTTCTGCGTAAGTTGAAGCTTCCTGTGAGGTTACAAGAACTTTATTTGCTTCCGTGTCTAAAGTCGTAAGGCCATTATCAAAGACCCTGTTGTTTAAAGTAGCCATATCATAAGTCTCCTTTTTGGCGATACTGGGAACGTATCATAGTTTGGGTTTTACATCAATCAGCCAATCAATATCCCATAGCAACGTAATAGGCGTAGAAATTACCCTGATAATCGTCATTTCTATCTATTATCCAATTTGTCGTAGTAAAGCTTCCAACGCTTCCAGATATGCTTGGTATTACAGCCAAACAAGCGGTGCTAAACGCGACAGGAAAAGTTTGAGTTTGAGGCGCATCCTGAGAGCTATAAAATCTCCCATATCTAATTTGAAAGCCTGATGGATGATTAAAAGCAGCTTGATTATTGCTGTCATATAAAACGTGAGAATTATTATAATCTGTTTGTGTTTGCAGAACAACGGGATCAAGGCCGCTTGTTTGGATTGATCCAAAGATTACGCCATTACCACCAGAGCCGCCATGCCCTCGCGTACTATCGCCGCCCGCGCCGCCCGCGCCCACAACGATCTGACTTAGAGTGACTTCTGTTGCATCGCTAATGTCAAAAGTGTTGTTGATAGTTTGGGCCGCGCCGCCACCCGCACCGCCGTGCTTTGAACTTGTGTTCCAGTTATAGTCACGACCACCACCGCCGCCGCCGCCAGACCCAAGCGAACCAGACCCACCCGTTTGAAAAGCGCCACCGCCAGCGCCGCCCGCCGCTCTTGAGCTTGCTTGGCCCGCATCACCGTCTGTTTTTGCCGCGCCTCGACCTACCGCTGCCGCGCCACCTGATGCCGTAAAGTTATACGTTCCAGCATTAGATCCAGAAGTTATTACAAGGCGATAAGTAGTATCAGCCCCCGCTTGTGCGCGGTTTCCATCTTGACTTTCAGCGCCTTCACCGCCACCGCCGCCGCCTATGCCGTTAAGTGTGACTTGAATTGCATTAGGATTAACGCTTGCGCTTTTTATTGTTGTTGTGCTTCCAGTTGTCGATGTAATATCGGCGATTGCAACCGTGCCAGTTGCTTGCTTAGTGATCGTCGGTTGAATAAGCTTTGTAAGTAATGGGGTAAACTCAATCCCGTGTTCCGTTGTTAGGCCAGAGTTACTTAAAGCGGTAAACGCAAAATCAAAGTTTGATGCTCCAGAACCCGCAGGGTTGCCAAAGAAAATACCATTGTTAGCATCTGAATAGTTTTGCTTTCCTATGCGCCAAGCCGCACCATCTAAAAGGTCTACATCTTCATTTACAATAAGCTGTCCCGCCGTAATCTCTTGAGCTTGCAGAGACTGAGTTAAAACTTCCTTGCTTAGAACAGTAGGCGAGAAGAAAACAGGACTGTCAAATTCAGCCGCATTATCCGTCCAATCCTGTGATGCATAATCCCATTTTCTTGAAGATGCTTGGATAAATCGAATTTCAACAGACTTACTTGCGGGAACAGATGTAAGTCCAAACCTATCAAGAAATTGAGGCTGCAATATTACTGAAGCGCTATTGCCCACACTATCAGGGTTTGCAGATAAAAAATCACCTCTTACTAATTGAGTGCCGTCATAAATAACAACCGTTTGCGCGTCTGGTGTATGACCGCCCGTAATCGTAAAACTTGTTTGGCCCGCCGTTGTTGTAAATGTTTGCGACTTTGCAAAAACAAAACGACCCCAAACCACGGCATCTTGGGGAATGTCGGACATTTGAGCGAGCAATGGATTGATCTCTAAGAATGCCTCATCAAGCTTTGCCTGTGTTGTCGAATTGTTTGGCCTTGGATCGACCCCTTGCTCAACGCCGCTTATCTCGTTGTTCATTGGGATGTCAGCGCCGTTCAAAGAAACGATAAGCCCGCTTTGCCCTTGTGCGCCCTTTTTACCTACGCCAATCCTATACCATTGACCAACTGCATCAATATTGCCCTCTGAGGATTGCAAAGTGCCTTCCATAAAGTAATAACCGCTATTAGAAAAACCTCCAGAATTTCCAGATGGACTATACCAACCCCAATTTTGATCATTTTCGTAGATCAAAATTCCACTGCCGCCTGTGCTTACAGCTTGCGTTAGATCAGTGTCTAAATTTATCAGGCTTGCGGTATCACTAGCGGTGGCGCGACCGTCCTCATCTAATCTTATGTAAATAGTTGAGGGAAATGGGCCATCGCTTATTATAGTTCCTTGATCTGTCGCAGAAACGCCAAAGTATATTCTGCCATTTTCATTGGGGGTAGTATCGCTTGTAGAGTAATAATAAGCATTTGATGTCATTACGGGGACACCTGTTAAGCCTTGCACATCAGCCGCAACGGTTCCGTTTCCTACCGCACTAAACGCAGAGATATTACCCGAAAAATCCTTTGCCTTGAGCTTATAATAATGCGTTGTGTTTTGTGTAAGCCCACCGTGAACAAGGCTAGTACCCGCTGATGTTCCAATCAAAGAATATGTGCCGCCGCTTGAGGTGCTGTGATGAACCTCCATAGAGGCAAAGTCGGAAGGGAAGCTGTATCCCTGCCATGAAACCTCTAATTGCTTTACCCCCGCCGTAACCGCTGGGGCGCTTGGAACATCAGGAGCGGTTGTATCCGTTACCGCCGTTGCATTGATTGTTGCGGGTGGCCCCGCGTTATCGTTGACCGTGATAGCCCTAACGCTAAAGTTGTAAGTTGTTCCCGCCGTGAGGGGTTCGATCTCTATCGCGTTGTTTGGCGCAATCGTTGAGGCGTAGTTGGAAAGACTGCTTGGCTTCCATTGAACCTCGTAGTGCCTTAGCTGCGCGTTTGAAACCGCGTTCCACGAAAGGATAACCCGCGACATTACGGTTCCATCTGTCTGCAAAGACGATGCAGGTGTCGCCTGAAGCCCTGATATTGACAAACCAGACGTGTTATCACCAAGGCTTGTGTTATTGTGAGTAATCGCTTGATACTCATCCGCGCTTACTGACCATTGATAAGCAGTTGGTGAGGTTTCTTGGAGGTTCAAACTCACAGAGGGATTAGAACCATCAAGGCCGCTCATCTTCCAGCCCATTACCTTAAACTGCTTTCCTTCCTGTTGGGTTGGATCAGTTTGTTCTGGATCTTCTATCCAGCCATATCTTTTTAACCTTAATTCTATTGTGTCTCCCACTTGAACAGAAAAAGCCTTTTCAAGCGTAAATGTCACTGTGACAGATATTTGCTCACGACCAACAAAAAGAACTTGTTTCGCAATACGCTGTGCTGTTGCGCTGTTTGTGGTTAATGGGAGCGTAAGATCAAGAACGCTTTCCTGACCATTATCTTCTGAAAGGCTAGGGATTTGCTGTTCTGGAAAATCTGTCGGGATATACCTTCCATCAGAAGAACCGTCTATAAAAGTTCCCCTAACCGTATTTACCGTATCACGCCGTGAGAAGCGCGTAGAAACTCCGATGTCACTGATAATATCGTCATACCCAAAAGCGTTTGCCCCGCTTACAGATGCGTCTGGTGAAGTGTACGCACCCGCCAGAAGCCTCCACTTACCTTGGCCGTAAAATAAGGTTCCGTTCAGCGTTGTCATCAACGCATTTAAATTCTGTTGCGGGGTTCCCCCAGTTGTGATGGTTCCATTTATTTTGAAAGAATTTTCCTCAACACCCGATGCACCCGTTGTGGCGCAAGCGGCGACCGCTGTTGCGATCATATCATCGTCAATGGATGTTTGCTCTGCACCAACGCCAAAATCAGAAGTAAGATAATCCCTAATGGCAAGCGCTGGTTCGTCAGAATATTGCCATGTGGTGGGGTCATTGGTTCTGTGGGTGCTGACACCTAGAGAATTATCGTAAGCGCTACTGGTGCTGTCTTTTCTGGGGTCATAGACCTTCTTGCCGCGAACCTTTGCGGTGATCAGTGGGGTGCCGCCTGAAAAAGTATCGGCGTCATATTCCATCCTGATATAAAGGCAAGCAATACCCTGCCCTTTGAACGTAGTGTTTATATCTGTGGGCTTGTGGGTCAGGCTTTGAAGATCGCTGTAAACATTCTGAGTTGGGGAGCCTGTGAATTTCTTAATATAAATTTTTTGGTTCCAGTTCGTTCCACCCGCGCCAGTGGTCACATAACCTTCTGAACCAGAGGCAAAACTTACGATCTCGTCTTGGATATAAATATCACCGATACTATCGACTTCATGCCCAGCTAAAATTAAAAATCTGTGCAAATATTTATTGTCTGAACTTACCTCTGCGTAAGTAATCAAGCCGCCTTTTCTGGTTTCTCCATAAACAAGGTCAAAATCTCCTACTGGATCAATCTGGTTTGTAAGCCCCCTAGAAGCGCCTCCTTGATTTAAACCTTTGAGCTTATCGTCAAGAGCCGCACTTAAAGCAACAGCACTGACAGTCGCAACAACGGCGACCCCTACGGCGTAAGTGACCGCTGCGCTTGCCGTGACACCCGCCGCACTTAGAACAAAAGCACCTACTACCGCCATCAGTTCAACCTTTTAGAAAAATTGTTTTCGATATGAGTATAACCCATTCTATCAAGGAGCGCATCAAATGGTTTGTGGATCTTGGTATTCACAATCAAAACAGAAACGCCATCTTCTTTAAGGAATTTTTCTGCCACCTTCAAAAGCTTCATTCCCGCCAAACCCTTTCGATAGTCTGGGTGCAAAAATAAAACATCATTATAAGCAAAAATATGGTCTTTGTAGTGCATTGATCTTTGTGCAAGAACCACAAAATACCCAACTAAAACCCCATCATCACGGGCAGTAAATACCTTTAAAATGCCCTGCGCTTCTGCCGCTTCGTATTGATCCCAATCAGGATTTAGTTTGATTTCGTCTTGATTGAGAGCAATTTGCTCCCAGTGCAACTGAATGAGGGCTTGTATCTCAATATAAACAGAAGATAAAAATTCCTGTTGGTATCTCATTCAACACCCTTGCCCCAATCTATTTTCTTGTCCTGCAAATCTTCAACAAAAGAAAAGAAGCTATCCCCAGAATAAAGGTTTGAATGACTTTCCTGAGTATATCTAAATGGCCTAGTTCGCTGCAAATCAATAAGCTTGCTTTCGAGCTTGGCTTGGATCGTGGATGTTTCTGGGCCATCTTGGATCAAAAGCTGATCCATATAACCCTCAAACATATTTGTCAGGTTCGCATTTCCCTGCACCCCAAGGTAAACATATGCTGAGCGCCCGTGATATTCGTGAGCAAGCGCCGCAGTTACTATTGAGGTAGGGATGCCCGATAAAGTCAAACTGATGCCTGTGGCCTTTAAATCAGCCACTTCTTCAAGGCCAGATATTTGCAATAACTCTCCCGTCCCATAATAGGTTTGACTGTTGAGGGTTGTTGTTCCTACCCCCGTCCAGAACCGCAGCGGCGCATCTGCACTTGTGCTTGGATTGTAGAAGTTCAACTCAATCGCATAGAAAAGCTTTACCTCTGG